AAAAACCATTTATAGTGTATGGTGGTTTTGTATCATCACTTATAATGGTAAAATTATTACTTGTTCCACTCCCTTGTAATGGAATTCTTATTAAAGGGTTATCACCACCACCAAATACGTTTGTATTAAATAAAGCATCTCCAAACTTAGATGGAGGATTTATAACTCCTAAGTCAAATAAATCTGGGGGTTGTGGTATGTCTGTATTTCCGTAATCAAATCTAACTTGGACATCAGGCTCTGTAATACCTTCTGAGCTTGCTGATACTCTTACGTAATGTAAAGTTTTTAAAGTTCCTAAATCTCCGTAATCATAGTTTGGTGTTTCGTAACGAGCTAATATGTTTGTTCCGTCAAAACTATTTCCTGTATCATGTTGATATACATATCCTTCAGTATCTCCATGATAATATTGTTCTACATTGTTACTATCAAATCCTGAACCAATTGCAGTAACTTCTAAACTTCTTGTTTCAGACCATTGAAATCCATCAGGTCTTAATGTTCCTATTATTCCTTTTTGTTGTGTTTGTTCTAAACTTGAATCTGCATAGAACAATCTATACTGAGATTTATCTCGTAATACAACACTACTTATTATATAGCTATTTATGCTTTCTGTCAAGTCTGTGACAAGTGGTTGTATAGCTTTACTAACTGTACCTAGTTCAACGTCACCAATTCTTGCTGTACCTGCAACAGTTCTTAATCCATCTGGTGCTAAGAATATTAAGTCACCACCAATCTCTTGAATACTATAACCACTTAAACAACCTACGTTTTTTGTAACTGGTACTATTGCTATTTCACTTGCACTACCATTTATATTTATAAGTTTAAATATACTATTTGTACAAAAGATAAATAACTCATTACGGAAACCTTTAACGCCTTCTATTTGGTCTTCTAAAACTATATTACCAGAACCTGTACTTGTAAAGTCTGTAGGGTCTAATGTACCACTATAATATATTGTATTTAAGTTATCTTCGACACCTGCAACAATTAAATGTTTATCGTGAGTTGTTACATACTTAGCATGTTTTGTTCCTGTTACAGTTATTTCTTCTGCAAAAAAAGTTCTACTAGTTAAAGCACCAGTACCTTCCATTCTAAAAGCATAAGGTTTATTTGCTCCGTCTGTTATAATTACTGTACCATAATCAAACGTAGCTCCATCAAACAATGCAAATTGACATTGTCCTTGTCCAGTTCTGGTTAGTGTACTTCTTCCTGTAAAAGCTGTATGGTTATCTCCACTACTAGCTACAGAAGCTCTACCTATATTTAACCAATTTTGTCCATCATTACTAAAAAAGATTCCAGTACCTGCTGTAACAATTACTCCATCAGCATATGGAAACGTGCCTAGTATATTTGTAGCACTACCTGTAGGTCTTGTTGCGTTTGTTGTACCAAACTTTTGATAACCATTGATACGTCTGTATCCACCCTCTGTAGATACTTCAAAGTTTCTTAAATCTTTTGCAACTCCGGGAGTTTTAAGTAAGTCTATAACATTTGAAGACTTGACTAATCCTCCATTGACTGCGACTGTATACGGTTGCGATGCAGGCATTTTTAGAAATATCTCCTGTCATCTCCAACATATTTTGGAGCAGGATTAATTAAGTTAGACTTCATTTGCTTCATGCCTTTTTTATAATCATCTAAAGCAAATGCAGCTTGTTGTGGGCTTTCTTTAAATTGCCACACGTAATATCTAGCTTTAGCAGTTATTACATTAGCATACTGGTCAGGTAATACTATTTCATCACTATAAGCTGACAAAGCTGTAGGTGCATTATAAGCATAGAAATGCACATTATAAACTTTATCAGGTATAGGACTTAATCCAAACTTACGATGGTCCGGACTACGAATAACATATTTAGGTTCACCATAATTTTGAGTATCTGCATCATCATCGTTTTCAGCATCTCTTAAATATCTGGTCCAATCGTCTAATGTAATAAATGTTAAACCTCTAGAAACATAAGGAGATGTTTCACCACTTACGTTTATAGTTGTTAAATAAAAATCTTCCCAATCTATAGAAGCATAATCAGTTGTGATACTAGAGCTACCTGATTTTAGTGTGTACCATCTAGTACCTGCTGTAGTTGCTACAGTAACATTACCATAGAAAGGGTCTGTACCTCCACTAGCTGCAACTGCAAAAAATGGAAGTTGAGGTTCTTCGTTTGCAATATCATTTAAAGATTTGTTAATAGAATTTTTAACAAAGTTTTGAATTCCTTTCGCACTAGCAAAAGTTGCAGAGGTTAGTTCAATCTCGTTAAGTTCACGTAGAACATCGTTTGTTAGTGTTAGGAATGTTGTTGCCATTATTTTTTATGTTTCTTTTGAATCGCAAAATCAGCAGTAAGACTTGCACCTTTATGTTTTACAAACTTACCAGTGTGCTTCATTAATTTATATTCTTTACCATTTTTCATCCAATGGTATCCTTTAGGGGCTTTGACTTTCATATTAACAAGGTTTGGCTTTTTTCATGGCTTCTCCACCATGTCCGTATGCCATACGTTGTTGCTTACCACCACCCATTGCTTTTTTTCTTTTTTTAGGTCTTCCAACTGTAGACCCATATGTTCCTTTACCCATTGGCA